CTTCCAAGAGTTGTATGCTCTCCCCCAGAACACGCCCAGTTGCTTTGTCCCCAACGTGGGTTGGTGTGACTTCTACGTTGGTAGGTGTAATGCTCTTTACTACGTCAACGTGGGTCTTATTGTTGTTTTCTTGCCCCACGACGTTAGTCGTAGTGTTTGCAACATCCAAGGTATTCAACCCAAGGGATACAACGTTGGGACAACTAGGCAGTTGCTCGTCAAGCGACTGGTTAGTTTCCTCGGAAATACTAGGTAGTTGCTGGCCTACTGTTTCGGGGGCTACGAGCCAAGTGGACAATGCTTTATAGCCCTGGCGGTGTTGGTACTTTTCCACGATTTCTGCTGGCACTTCTGTTGGCGGGTCGTATACTTCAACTTCGGTCGTCCAATGCATCAGTCGCTTGTAGGCTGTTGGCTTTGTAATCTTGACAAATCCACACTCTTCAAGCTGCTCATTTATCCCCCGCAACGTGTCTGGCCCTATTCGGCAGGCCCGCGCCAAGTCTGCCTGTGTAATAGCCTTGACTACCCCCTCGCGTTCTAACCGGCAGTATACGCTATACACTGCTACTCCCTTCGCGCCCAGGATAGGCAGCCAGATATCGTAGACATAGTTGGCTACTCTTACCTGTCCCATGCGGCGAGACGTGAACTTTATCCCGCCTTGTGGTGTTATTTCGTATAGATTGCGCCCCATATTAGATCTCCTCGTTCCGCGCCGCGTTGTCTTTGTGCCTTCTCATCTTCCCAGACTCCTTCTGTATTCTAAATCGTCCTCATCAAACTCGTCAAAATACCACCTGGTGTCACAGCCAACAAGCCACTTGCGCCTGGCTGCGGAGTATTCGCGCTGGGCGTCGCTCATGTTGCAGAGCGCTTCTTCGGTGTACTCCCTGTCGCGCAACTTTTGGCGTGTCTCCTCAGAGACTACGCGCCCCATGCCTGCCTTGCTTAGTTTCTTGCGAGTCTCTGGAGAAGTTGCGTGTCCCATCTTGGCATTGCTATTATTGCGCCTGTGCTCATCAGTATGCTTCTTGCCCTTGTGCGCCGCGCTTAGCTTTTGCTTGGTCTCTTCTGCCATAGGCCCTGCTGGCCCCGCTGTAATGGCAACGTTGTAGCAAGTCTTGTTGGCGTGATGTATGTCAAGCCACGCCTGTTCAGCCGCCAAACGCTCATCTGGGTCTTCAATCACTTCAAGCACGCTAAATTCAAACACGTCCTCACCATACTTGTTCCACGCATTCTGTAGATGCGCACAGTGATGTCTGTCGTTGCGAAGCATCCAGAGGTGTGCCATCCACCGTTGCTCAATGTCCCCAGAACTCCCCCCATACGCCATCCCATCCAACCTGTTCTTAATCTCATAAGTACCCTTTGTCATTTTCTGCATCCCCTGTTGATACAGAAAACCCCTACGCACGCGATGCAGTCAGCCTGTCTGTGTGCCAGAGTCGGAAGAGAGCCGTCGCACGTAGGGGTTATTCTACGATTGTTATATTGAGCCTTCTGCAGAAAGAAAGCCCTTTTCCAATTCTGGCACTTTTGCATTATACCACAGAACCGTAAAAAAGTCAAATCCAGGAGGTCAAGTGTGCAATCCTGCTATTCCTCCATTCAACTGCCTGTACTGGTCTTGGGCGGATGCCGGGTGTCCAGGCCGACACCCGCCGCAAGAAGGAGGAAAACAATAAAACCTAATACATATAACTCTTGTCTATCCTCGATGCACTCCAGCCAACGCAGCCATCGCTGCAGAAGGGGTAGAGGCGTACTTTGTGCTGTTTGACGAGCCTGTTGGCAAGCAACGCCAGGCTGTATGCCCTGTGGGCGCTAATTTCCCGCATCCGCCCCTTGCCGTTGGCCCGATAGACACATGCACGATAGGCGGGATTGGCATGATCAGAATACCAAACATAGAGACTTGTAATCATCTTAGAACTCCTCAACGCTTTGACAGATCATACACACTGCATAGGCAACGTAGCTGCCTGGCTTTGCCCACGGCTCATATCTCATCTGGCTCCCGCATCTCTTGCACGACATGCGATCTACTACATCCGAGTCAATCTCCTCTGCTCGGCGTGACGGGGCCACGTTCTTGTATCCATCATCAGTCATTCGCAAATATCTACTCGTCATCTGGCCCCTCCTCTTCTGGCATCCAATCCTTGCAGTCGCGATCAGTATCGCTAGCCTTAATGTAGCCATAGAATGGGCAGTAGACAGGCATCCTCTTTGCAAAGTAGCGAAGCGTAGGTGGTACGTTGGTGCTTCGGGCCCAGGCGCAATTGTGGCAATCTTGCACGTTAAACTTGCCTAGCATGTTCCCTCCTCGTGGTAGAACACTGGATTCCCGCACGCGTCCATAAGGTTTCTATCCACCACCTGCAATCTTCTAGTTCGTGCTCCTCTGTTACAAGGTCGGAAAGGCAGCACTCGTATACCGCCTCCTCTGGGGCCTGGCCCAAGTGTGCCGCCCCTGACGTTGCGGGGTGATAGTCTGCAAATGCACAGGTTGAGCAGTCGTGTGGGGCGTCCGCCTTGTTGGGCCTGTACTCCTGGCCACATGTCACGCAGCGCATCCAGCCGTCCGCGTTGTGAATCCGGATTATCCAATGGGCCTTGCTCTCCCCGCATCGTGGACATTCCATGCCAACAGGAACGTTCATATTCTTTCTCCTCTCTTGGAAATGTCTTGCAGTATCGGCGCAATCTGGTCAACCCTGTCTACCAGCGCTATAACAGCGTAGGTCCATATCCCATACGCAATGCAAGCACCAGGCTCATCCTCTGGGGCAACGTTGTTGGTTGTTCTGTCTACCCCCTTTGCCTCTTCAAGATAATCTTTTTCAAGCACCATGACTACTCTCCTCTCTTGGTTTAGGCCCCCATGGAGCGCCAGCAGGGGGCCATGGATAGTGAAGCTCTGTTCAGGCTTTCGTTATAATCCGCCCCCTGTACCGGGTGGCGTAGCGCCCTCATTGGTGCCATTACGGCACAAACAATGTCTCAGTCGGTCGCCTCAACGGCAAGGGCTAATCCCAGTGCCGAAACGGCATAGTATGCTTTTAGCGCAGGGGCTGCGGCCTCTGTAAAGATTCGTTTTGCCCTAGCAAGGGCTTGCCATGCTGGATGGTTGGCCTTGACTTTTTCAGGCATGTATCGCAGCCGCCAACGGGTTTCCTCTGTTGTGTCTGCTGCTCTAAGATAAGCCTTGCGCTCCGCAGCCGTAGCCTCTTCATATACTGCCCAAGCGGCAGCATCAGCCGCCAAGTAGATTTTGAGCGCCCCGTGGGCCAGAAAGTGCATAGCAAACCAACGGGTATTTAGCCCCAGTTCCTTTGCCCGCCTCGCGCTGGCCTCAGCGATCTTCACGCCATTGGGCCATTCAGCCTCAAACTTCTCCGCCTGAGACTCGCAAGCGCCCTTCTCCCGCAACATCTCTGCTGTAACTTTCATATTACCCTCCAGTCTTTGCACAAAGACTTACATTTTGAGAATGATGATCGCGAGCAGGCACACGACGGCCATCTGCCAAACACTAGTTGCAAAGGCTTGTCCTTCCTCGCGATCTGGCTTATCAGCCAATAGACTCGCCAGCGCTAGTATGACGAAGAGAACAACGAGTATACATGTAGCATTTGCTAGATTGTTAACCATCGTCCCCTGCCTTCCTCAATTGCCTACACTCTTCAGCGTGGCCTGCTTCTGCCTCATCCCACGTAGAGTAGCGGCGTACTACTCCAGTCTCCCCGTCCTTGAATACAGCAGTCTCAAAGACAACAGGGGGGAGCTTGGGGCAAATGCAATTTAGCCCCGTGAAGATAGTTGAGACTACTACCCCGCCGGCAAGGGTAGTCTGGGCAACACGGCTGTTTGGTACGCTGCATTGCCTGGCCCACACCAGGATGTCTGTTGCCTTGATGGGTATACCCTCATCATCTACGAAGTAGTAACGGTTGTCAAGCATATCGCTTCTCCTTGTTTATATTATACCACATTATGGAGCGCTTGTCAAGTCTTTGTGCAAAGACTCATGCATCGCTGAGTAGGGCTAGTGCCAACAGCCTCTGCGCCTCATAAAAGTGGAAAAGCCTAAACCACCCCTGTCGAATATCATATCCGCATGCCCCAGCTAGGGCCGCCGCGTGTTCAACGCGTGCTTTGTCATCAAGCACCGCTTCTATCATAGCTATGCGCTCGGTGGCCTCGTTCAGCATCTTTTTGATGCCTGCCTCGGTGAACCCGTTTTGCCTCATGTCAGCCTCCAATCGATTGTACTAGCGCCCCCCGACCAGCGCGTGTAGCAGCAGCCAAACGCCCATAAGCAACAACGCAACGATTGCCAGTTCCATGTTAGTCTTCACCCCCTCCCTCGGCGGCGGCGACAGCATCTTGCGCCGCTCGAATGGTATGAAAGTCTCTGGGGCGGAAGCCGTCGAGGCTTACTACTGTCTCCGCCTCTTCCAGCAATGCTTTGAGTGCTGCCAACGTACCCTCTGCGCCAGCAAACAGCAGCGCCCAGCGAAAGGCGTTGCTAGACGATACTACTGCAACCATATCCCCTTGCTCTACAAGGGAAATTGTAATGTCGTCAACCCGCTGTATGATCACAACTGCCCCCATACATCTCGTTATGCTCCGTGCCAGGTTCCTGACAACACTGTCGTGGCTGTGATTGCCTATTTCTGCCACTACCATAAGTATTGCGGGCAGATTCCAACCAGCCTCAAGGTGTTCTGTTGTGACACCTGCGCAGAAGTTGGCGCAGGCCGCGGTACGGCGATTCTCTAGTTCCTTTAGTTTGTCTGTCATTTCTGCTCCTTTACTTGTCTGGCATAGGCATCACGGCGGTGGCCCAGGCCCCCATCTCGAATACCATAGGGCTAAAATCAGTGCCATATCGCAGAGTCCAGTTTCCCTTCTTGCGTTTGAGTAAATCATTGACCCGCGTTATGTCAAAGTGAATGGTGAGCGGTTCGCCCGTAACTACCGCTTCAACAGAGCGTGCCATACTGGCTCCGTCCTCACCCTTGGCGCTGATGTGTAGGCCCGCGTCGCTAAATATCCAGGCGGACTTGAGGTAATCGCGGCCCGCCAGGGACAGCAATGGCTTGATTGCTTTGCCCAGATTGGTAACAACTGCGCTGCCCGTAAACGCCGCAGGCCAAATATCCTGCCATTTGGGAAATGGGGACATATTGTACAGCATAGCTACGGCCTGCGCCCCTGATGCGAAACTGAACATGGCCTGCCGGGGCTCGCCCTCTTTGTCCAACACTATGCCCAGCGTCACGTCCTCGTTCGCTGACGAGGCCAATCCCGCGATAGCCTTCCATGCTTTGGCGGGGACTAGCAGCGTAGCTTCATCGTCGATAGCCGCGTAGTCGCCGTTTGCCTGGACGCCTAGCTTCGATAGCATATAGCCGTCGGAAGCAATGAATAGCGCACCCTCTTTTGTCAACTCTACACATACCTGCATCAGCACAGGCCGAGATTCGTCTGTTAGTGCGGACGGTGCGACCAACGTTGCAACGCGCTTCAAGACACCTGCTCCCATCACGGCCATAATCTTGTCCGCTTTGCGCGGGGTAATGGGGAACTCGTCTCTGTCAATCCCCGGCAGTCTGGCTGTGGTCCCTGTGCCAGTGATGACAAGATGGTCATTGTCACTGGCGAAGTCTAACGTTGGGCAGTCCAATGCGCCCGCGATTTTGGCCAGCACCTTGTGCTCTACCGTGATGCCCGCAAATTCGCCTGCGTGGGCTACGGGAATGCGGCAGAAGATTTCAAGGTTGCTTGCCTCTATCCAGAGGCGCCCGTCGCCAGTATAGAGGGCTACGTTATTCAGAATGGGCAACGTAGAATACCGTGAGATGAATGGTTTGGACTGGCCCAATGCGCGTTTTAAGTCTTTCGTGTTCACTTTACACCCCCGTTGTGCTCTGCCCATCCGCAGTTGCAATCATCGATAGGGTAGTACTCATGCAGCAGAGCAAGGCGTTCCTCTGCCGAACCGCCATCGAACCCCTCTTGCGTCGTGGTTGCGTGGGGATCAAAGTACTCCCCCCACAGGTCAAAATTGTTGGCTATCTCAATACATGTTGGCCTCTTCATCTTGTCTCCTCCTTGGTGTATTGTACTCTTGTGTCTCGGACGTTGGGGTTGTCAGCCCCCCGGTAACGATGGTCTCCAATCGATTGTACTAACTACGCTGCTGCATGTCGCGGCAAAGCGGGCAGTTCTCATT